GTACTTAAAAGACATCAGAAACCCAGCTTTACAAAAAGTGTTACTGCAACTCAAATCTTTGTCTATGACGGGGGATGAACAAGTTTTGAGTTTGAAATCAGCAGATTCATTAAAAGGTTATTTGGATAACATCATCAATTCCAAACAATTTGCTGAAACAAAATTAGATAAAGAAACTCTTAATATTGTGAGGGATATTAAGAAAAGTTTAGTACAAACCATGACCTCCAAATCACCTGCATATAGAGAATCATTAGAAAAATTTAGAACTTTATCAAGGCCACTTGACATTGTTGAGCGTAATGGTGCATTGGCTAAAGTGCCTGAAAAAGACCCATTTTCTCTTGAATACAAAATGGCTGAAGCACAAGTTGTAGGAAACATTATTAGTAAAGCCAAAGCAGGTAGTCCTGTGTTTACTAGGTTAATTAAGGAAAACCCTGAATTAAAAGATTCTGCACGTTTGTACTTTACAAAAGAATTGTTTGGTCAAGGTGAAGCACCTACACCTAGAGCATTAACATCATTTCTAAAAGATAATGAATCTCCATTGCGTCAGTTGGGTTTGTATGATGAATTTAAAGATATTCGTTCTGCACAAAGAGCTGCTCAGCAAGCAGTAGATGATGCAAAAGAAACAGAAAAGGTTGCCAAAGGTTTTGTTGGAGAAAGAAAAAAAGAATTGTCGGCTGCCGAACAAGAGGCTTCAAGGCTTGGTAAACGTGCTGACATAGCAGCCAAACGAGTCACTCAATTAGAACCTTTAGAAGACATTTTGAAGCGTTCTGCTGCTAGGGCTAAACCCGCTGAAAAAGAAATTGGTCAAAGAATATCAAAAGCAGAAAGAACAATTGCACAACAAGATGCTATACAAACAGAATTTAATAATTTCTTAAATGACATTGCAGAAGCCAAACGAAGTGAAGTTCCTAAAATGATTAACACAATGGCAGATAATTTGAGGCAAAAAGGTGCTATTTCACAAGAAGAAAGAAATTATCTTGTAAATGAAGCAACACGCAATATTGACCAATTTAAAGATACATCACGTGCAAGAAATATACTTGGTGGTCTGGCTGTAGCTATTGGCGTTCCAGCATTAGGATTAAAGTTTTATGGCCCCAGTATGGGTGGACAGTAATGACTAAAAAGAAACAAGAAAAAGGTATCAATCCTAAGCTAGAGGAGGCTATCAACCTCCTGATGTCACAGGTGATGGCAGACCCAGAGGCTACCATTATTGACAAGACTAGGATTATCGACAGAGCATTAAAGCTAGAAGCCCTCAAGATGAAAGATGAAGATAGTGCTTGGGGACAAGGATTTGTATTAGACGATGATGAAGATACATGATAAGATGATACCTTTCAAAAGGGGGTATTATGGATGCTAGTTTAATCAGATTCGTGCGTATTGCTTTAGAGGTGTTATCAGATAGGTTGGTGACGATATTGGCTTTGGCTATGTCGTGTGGATTAGCCTGTTACACCATGTGGGCAGGAGATTGGACAAGGGTGGCAACCCTTGGTATATTTGTGTTATTCGCATACTTAGTGGTGCAAACCAAGGAGAGAAACCATGTCAAAGACGAACGTCCAGAGAGTTAATCCATACTCTCCCAGTGCTAATTTTGAGAACAAGCACATGCACGATGAGGCATACAAGCCACAGCGTGACAACGCCATGAACCAGCAGATTGCTAAGTCTGTGCGTCCTCAGTTGCCCAGAGATGGCTCTCCTGACATGACTCGTTGGCAGCCAGGCACTTTGCCTAAAGGTGGTTTCAGAGCTGTGTTTGACTTTTCAGACACTGCTACTTATGACACCAAAAAGTCACCTACATCTGGCGGTGGTGGAAAGGTTTACTGATGGCTCAGTCTACCTTTTCAATGACCCAGCACGGGAGGTCAGAACCTTTCGAGTTACAAGTCTCTAGAGGACAAGTCCCGTACCACGCCCCTGCCAACATCTTTGCCTACGGCACGACACCTGCTACGGCTGGGTTGTTCAGGACTGTGTGGGAGAACATGGCAACGACAGACTATGTCTTCCCCAGTTCTGCCTCCACAATGACGTTGGTAAGCACGGTCAACACTGACACTGCTACGATTACCATTTCAGGATTGGATGCCAGTTACAACCTCTTGTCTGAAAATCTAGCGTTAAATGGAACAACCAATGTCACTACTGTTAACAGCTATTTCCGTATCAATAGCATTGCGGTGTCTGTTGGCTCGGCTACCAATCCCACAGGCGTTGTCACTTTGTCTGGTGGCGGTAACGTCTACGCTCAGATAAACACTACAACGGTAAGTGGCTCTACAACCAGTATTGGCGTATCTCAAATGGCTGTGTACACAGTCCCCAATGGTTATACCTTCTATGGTTGGAGATACGGTGCGTATTCTAGTTTCAATGGAAATACTGCCAACTACACTACCTACAGAGCTATCACCAATGCGTCTTCAGGTGTGGAGAAAGTGATTGTGCAAACACCTTTCAACACCAATTATGAAGTTCAAAGACACTTTCCTTATGGATACCCTGCTGGCACAGACTTGAGATTCCAAATTGCTAGTAGTGCTGCCACGGCTGCTGTTGTCAGCGTAAACATTGGTGGTGTTTTGATTCTGAATGACGGTACGTCACAGGGGTACTAATGGACCCCATCACGATATTTGCAGCGTGTAAAGCAGCACACGCAGGTATCCGTGAGTGTATAGAGCTTTACCAAGACTTTAAGAAAGATGGTAAGGACGTAGCGGATATTGTCCAAGATGTAGGTAGTCACCTGGGGGCATTCTTTACCCATCAGGAAGCCTTTAAAGAAGCTGAGAAAGAGGCCAAGAGGAAGCCCTTAGCCAAGAATGTCTCTATCAATGAAGAGGCTATGAATCGCATCTTGAGACAACAACAGTTGGAGCAGATGGAGACTGACCTCAGAGAGATGATTATTTACCAGATTGGTATGCCTGGACTCTGGCAGAAATTCACGGAAATGCGTGAGATAGTTAAAAAAGAGCGAGAAAAAGTCGAGCGTGAACAAAAAAAGCTCTGGAGTTGGCTGCCCTTAAGAGACGGCAGTTCATTGACAAATGGCAGGTACGTGCAGCGTTACTTGCTGGTTGCTTTGTCCTCTTGACGGTCTTCTCTGCTCTCATGTATGCTATCCATGTTGATTACGAAAACAGTAAAAATGGAGTTCACAGATGAGTTGGATTGAAAGCATAGCCCCTACCATAGCCAGTTGCTTAGGCGGTCCACTCGCAGGACTCGCTGTAGAGGCAGTCTCTAAGGCTATAGGTGTAGACCCTAATCAGGTGCAGGACACTATCAATTCTGGCAAACTCACTGCTGACCAGATAGCCCAGATTCAGGCTGCTGAAATATCGTTGAAAGAGAAAGCTCAGCAGATGGGCTTGAACTTTGAGGAACTGGCTGTACAAGACAGAAAGTCTGCTAGGGATATGCAGACTACCACTAAGTCTTTTATTCCTCCCCTGTTGGCTCTAATCATCACTGTAGGCTTCTTTGGTATCCTAGTAGGTATGATGACAGGTAAGGTTACCAGCAGTGATGCGCTGATGCTTTTGTTGGGTAGTCTAGGTACTGCCTGGACTGGAGTGATTAGTTTCTATTTTGGCTCTTCAGCATCTAGCCAGAACAAAGATGCACTTCTACATCAAAGTACACCTGCAAAATGACATTACTCACAGAACACTTCACGCTAGAAGAGCTGACTCATACTGACCACAGAGAGCTGGATAACACCCCTAGTGAGTATGAAAAGGCTAACCTTATGCGCTTGGCTGAGTTCCTAGAGCAAGTGAAAGAGACTCTAGACGGCAAGCCTATCATGGTCAACAGTGCCTACAGAAGTGAGGCTGTGAATACTGCTGTGGGTAGCAAAAACACGTCTCAGCATAGGCTTGGGTGTGCAGCAGATATTAGGGTTCCTGGTATGACCCCAGATGAAGTGGTCAAGGCTATCATTGCGAGTGACTTAAAGTATGACCAAATTATTCGTGAGTTTGACCGTTGGACTCATATATCTGTGCCTAATAGTCCTAATGACCAGCCTAGACTACAACGGCTCATAATTGACAAGCAAGGGACACGTTTATATGCCTAGAAAGTCAGGTCCAAACCTATCAGTAGGCCGAGGAGAAAAACTCCCAGTATCCCGAGGGGGAGGGTTGACAGCCAAAGGACGAGCAAAGTACAACAAAGCAACAGGCTCAAAGCTAAAAGCACCCCAAAAATCAGGCCCAAGACATAAATCATTCTGTGCTCGCAGTAAAAGTTGGACTGGAGAAAGAGGGCGTGCTGCCCGTAAAAGATGGGGTTGTCGTTAAGGAGCTGGTAGCAGTCCACCTTCAAAGAGATAGCTACCCATGTGACCTAGATTAGCCCAAGGAGCAGCGTAAATCTTGATGCCATGCTTTCTCGCTAGATAACAAAAGGCATAGTCTTCAGAGAGGAGTCTGCCAGTCTCAGGCTCTATCATCACAGGGAAGTATTCGTGTACCCTGTGGTTCTTTAGGGTTCCTGAAGTGTCTGCTACGTCATTAAGATAGCTCTGAACGTGCTTTTTGAGCTTGGTGAACACACCTCTCTTAATCAACATAAACCCTGTACCGCCATTCCAAATCTCGACTGGCTTGTTAATCGGCACAGTGACAGAACCAGAGTAGTTCTTGAGGTTGACTACCAGGCTACCCGTGTACTTCTTGAGAGAGTCTGCGGGTACACCTTCGTGCACTGCTTTCTCTACCCCTAGCCAGTTAATCTCTTTCTTAGGATAGATACCGCAGATAACGTCTACGTCAGAGTTCACCATGTGAATGATGTCAGAGGCATTAAAGCGTATATCAGCGTCTATGAACATGAGATGAGTGAACTCATCATTCTGCATAAAGACGTTCACCAGAGCGTTTCTAGCCCTCTGGATGAGGCTTTCGTTGAACATAAAGCTGTAGCTGGAGCGTATGCCTTGTTCGTCTAGCATCTTCTGCATGGGAAGCAGAGACTGGACATAAAAGCCTGAGCACATCCCTCCATACATAGGTGTTGCTACAAAGATGTGTTTAGGTTTAGTGACTTTCTTAGCCACGGTTTTCTTAGTTGCCATGATTTTTCTCCTTTAATTTAGTTTCAAAGTATTTGTACAAAGTCACAAAATGAGCACCTTCAATGTGTGGATCATTACCCCCCCAATGCCACGCTTCTAAAAGCTCCTCATCTGTCAATCCTATCCATTCACGTTCTCCAGCTTTATACTGACAACCTTTCTTCTTGGTGTAACCGCAGTCACCCCCACAGCTTGGGCATGGTTTCATTGGTTACGCTCCTTCAGCTTGGCTTCAATGTCTCTGGCAAAGTCGTCCATCCATGCGCCATAAACAATTCGCCATTCAGCAGATAGTAGTTTTAAATCTTCTTCTGTTAGTCCTACCCACCCACGCTCTTTTGCGGCCTCATACGCTTCCATCCCTCGCTCTCCAATGCCTACATTGGTCTGTGTGAGGGTAAGGTGGCAAAGGCCAGTGCTGCACACGAACTCTTGTGGTTGTGGTGTGGTGTAAAGAGGAATTCCCGCAGAATAATCAGTTACTTCTCTCCATATACCATCAGTAAACTTTGCAAACTTACCAACAGGCTCATCTTTTGTTTCTAGTGCTTCTTTAATTGCGTTAATGGCTTGTTCATTTAATTGGTAATACCCTTGTTCTTCTGCTTCCCAATTACCAGCGTCACCAGAATCAGCCAATAATTTCCATGCCTTGTTGTTTATTTTCATTGCTTCTAATGC